GGAAATCATTATATTCCTATTCCAATTAGCTATATAGCAAAAGATAATACAATAGTTCACACAATTTCTTATAATAAAGTTAATTGGCTTAAAAAAACTGTAGAATCTAAAGTTCAAATATTAAAAGAAGGATAGTATACTAAATATTGAGCCGTATCTATAAAAGATCTGGAAGTCCTTATTGGTGGTATACCTCTGGTACGCCACCACATAGGAAACAAAAATCAACTGGCACCAAAGATAAGCGAGTAGCAAAATTATTACAAGACAAATGGGATAGAGAGCTTGTATTAAGAGAACAAGGAATATCAGTACCCACTGTTGACATTGTAAAACCTAAAAATTTATATATTGCAGAAATTGAGGCAAATAAAAAACCTCGATACGCAAAACAAGTTAAATCAACTCTAAATGTATTTGTTGATAGAAACCCTGGTATAACTAACAAACACCTCACTGCTTTTTTTATGCAAGAGTATTTTGCTAAATGCAGAGATCTAAATCTATCACCGCAAACTATTATACATTATCAAAAGATATTATCTAATTGGTGTAACTGGATGATGGCAATGAGATACCTTACAGAAAATCCATTAGTTAAATTAATAAAACCAACATTAATAAAAGTAAGGCCACGTAAATCGTTCACAAAGCAAGAAATAAAAACAGCACTTACAAAAGCAAGAAAGAAAAAAGATCATTTGTTGTGGAGCGTATTATATGCAACAGGATTAAGAACAGCGGATGCTTGTACAATAACAATTGATGATATAGATGGTAAATACATCGTTAAATCGCAAGAAAAAACAGATGGCAAGGTTGTTATACCAATACATAAAGATTTAGCTAAAATGGATATATTTAATATTATGAATCCAAATAGCACTGGTAGATCCAGGGAGAGACTAAAAGAAATATTACCAAATGGTGACCTACATACTTTTAGACATTCCTTTGCCACACATTTAGAAGAGTTAGGTATTACCAGGTGGGATACAAAATGTTTATTAGGTCATAAAGCGAATGATGTTACTGCTCAATACGTTAAGGTGAATGTTGATCGATTATCTAAATACATTAATCAACTTGAAATTGTCACATTTTTGTCACATTCCAAATGACACTATCTCTGCTAATAGTAGCTATTTTGCATACTTATATATAAGAAAAAACTCGCCTTTGTAGACGAGTTTCTCCTCGAGTACGCCCGACAGGATTCGAACCTGTGACCTTATGCTCCGGAGGCATAGCTTCTTACTGATATTGTTGAACTTACAGCGAGGTGTCACATAATTAATGTGACATTATAAAATTATTTTAAAATAAACTGTTGCGGTATTGGTTCTAATGTGCAATAAACTAATATGAATAATAAAAACATAATAAAAGCAATGAGAGCAATGCTATTAGAAGGTTATTGCTATGCTGAATTTGAACAGTATGAAAACAGACTTGATGGTACAAAAGAAGAGTTATTAGAAGCTGAAAACTTACTGAAAAAATTTATTGACCATTGTGAAAAAAAACTAAAATAACTATATACGCAATGCTCTGCGATACCAGCCAAACCAAAAGCGTTCCTGGCTTGGTTTCTTGATCACAATACGTGCAAACTTTAAAACACGGTAAGCACGTAACCGATCTGGCTCCAGGTTTTTACAAGCTCCAATAGTAGCATTGCCAATTAAACCATCTACCTTTATATCATAAGTATTCTTACCATTACAAGCCTGTTGCAATACTTTTACGGCAGATCTCTGCCCAAAGTTTACAACCATGTCAAAATAGATCTCACGGATCTGTGCGGGTACCTTACTGGCCTTTGATGGGATCCAGTAATCTAAGTGGTATATATTCTTTGCTTCTTGTTCTGTTAATTTTTCTATATCCAGTTTGGGATAAGCACGTTGAGATATACCATACTTAGTAGTACCACCAGCATCCAGGGGATCCTTTGTTATCCTGGATCCCCCTTCTGATTTTAAGACCTCATCAATGATGTCATCAAACTTCATTAGAACGGAATATCATCATCCATTGGATTTTGTGTAGCTTTAAAGCCAGAACTTTCTGCTGGTTTTTCCTGGTAATCTGATATAGCAAGACTTAAAAAAGTCTTAGATGGATCAGACTTTTTAGTTTTTTTCCACCCAGCAAGTCTTTTCTTTTCACCGTTAATAACAACATTCCCTGTATAATCTGGCTGATTATCTTTTTCTTTACGGTCATTAATAAATAATGCTCCGCTGTTATCGTATTGTTCAGCCATTAGAATTTCCAGACAAGTTTTACAGTTGCCATTAATACATCCATGCATTCTTTAGCAATTGCCTGTTGTTCTTCTTTTGTTATTTTACCATCCTTATTTGCTTCATGGTACTTTTGAGCTACCTCTTTCATTTCTTTAACAATAATGCGGTATTTAGTAGCAACCATTGTTCCCACTGCTCCCAATATTATTATCATTAGGTATGCGAAATTAGACCAGTTCATCCAATCCATTTACTTCTCCTTTATCTTTTTTGTTTTTATGTATAAGTAGTAAATATTAAAGCAGAGCATGATACACATTAATATTGCTGGTATAATATCCAACCAGTAGATCATACCATGTGCTACACTAAAACTGCTTGTACGTAGACTATCCATTAGTGTTTTCCATTAAGCCTTGAAATTATACCTTCTATTTTAGATACCTGGTTATCTACGCTGTTTATTTCTTTATTTAAGTCGTCAAATTTTCGTGAAATCCTATCATCTGTCTTGTCCATTCTTGACAATAATTTGAGTAATATCCCTTCCATGTTCTCAATAGTTTCGCTCTGACCTCTGTTTTCTGTTTTTAGATCCGCCAAACTCTCTGCCTGGGCTGATCCTCTTTTGTTCATTGAGAATACCATATACACTAACAAAGCCCCTACGACAGCGATCATACCCCCTTCTGCATACAACTCCATAAAATTCATTTTTTTTCAAATCCTATTCTACCAGTTAATTGTTCTTTGTCACATTTTTTACATAAACCATTATATGGCTTTAAACATTTATCATTACATATCATACAGCGGAAACGCTTCTGATTCATCGTACTCTACGCAACTCTCGGTTAATAAAATAATTATGACTGAAATCATCTTCGGTTAAGACTACTTTCTCTTTCTTTTTAAAATATTTAAAGGATTTAAATCGACCTCTAAGGATTTCTTGTACCATGCTTGAATTTCCTCTATCTCAGCATCATGTATTGACTTGAGGTCATCAAGTCGTTGTGAATGTTCGATAATTGCTGACTCAACCTCTCTAAGTCTCTGCTCATAAGTAAAGACTGTCCAACCAAAAACAGAGAATGCAATAATGCAGTTAATAATAAACCTAACATTGAAAGATACGATGAGATTATCAGATAATGTCGTAACCCCATAGCTCCTGTATGTTTTCTGTTTCTCATCGCTCATACCTCATAACCAGCTACTGACCATCCACTATCACAACTTCCAAGTAGTATTAAACCGCCAAGCACTATAAATAAAAATGCTATTATAGAAACGTAATCTTTCCAATCCTCATTCACCAGACCACTCATCCTTTTGCATTTCAGCTAAACATTCAGTATGTGATAGAGCCGTAATACCACTAACTCCCTTAACTTGATCCAATGTGCCATCAGCTATTGCTAATTCATATTTAACAAGAACCTTTGTATTGTCTTTATTCCATCTTGGACTACCAAGTTTTCCATATTTAAATGCACATTCTTGCCATGTTGGGTCTTGTAATGTAGTTATATCTACTTCTTGTTCTGTGTATGTGTACTCTTCTTCTACTTGTGGTACAGATACAGGCTCTGCATTGAGTTTTTCTAATAACTCTGCTTTGGTATCGCTTGAAGAATAATCTACATCACAATCGTCCATATACGCCTTTATTTCAGCTTTTGTGTTATCATTTGATGGGTAGTAATCATATTTGTCTACCATTCTTTTAGCAGTCTTTTCTACATCTTTATAAGTGTACTCATTCCAAGATAGTCTATCCGCAGTTTTGAGTTTGCTTGGTAGCTTACCCTCATATACTGCTTTTGTTAATATTAAATATGTATTAGTCATTTA